GCCGAGTACTCGAAGGCGAAACCAATGAACTATCCAAACAGTTCAGCTACTCGGCTGCTAGCGATAGCGTCGAATGGGGCAGTTTGATGGTCTACGCCGCCATGCAAAACTTCGGCGGCACCAAAGCTGAGTTCCCGCACCTATGGGGCGACATACCAGGACGTGAATTTATCGGACTATCAGATGACGATGAAGACGAAGTGTTGGCCATCCTCGCCGACCATTTCAGCACATAACCCCGAATCGCCAGAAACGCCCTGTAAGCGCCGCAAGGCGATACCCCGCTACGTTGCCCCGTATTTCCCCCGCAAGGCGCGTTAGACCCGCGTTAGATTTTCTAAATAACATGCTTAAAGCATCCCTCTGCTCAGGATGGTAAGAGCATATGAAGCGACACGAAAAAAATTAACCGGATTTGGTTGATTTTTCAAAACGGCTTGGCTAAGATAATTATTAACCAATCAAGGTTGAATTTTACCAACCTATGAAGGTTAATTTTTTTCAAGAGAACGGTTAACAACATAATAATTAGAATCATAATGGCGACCGCCATTACTGCAAGGCAACCGCCCGGAAAGGGAAGAGGAGTTCAACATGGCAATTACAGCGCTCGGGAAAGAACTGAGAAGGCTTCGGCTGGAAAAAGGCGAAGTAATGAAAGACATGGCCAATGCTATCAATGTCAGCAGTGCTTACCTTTCAGCTGTAGAACGTGGAAAGAAAAGCCCATCAGAGAAAATGATCGCTGGAATCAAAAACCACTACCAGCTTTCCTCTGATGAAATTCAGTCCCTACACGAAGCAGTGGTGCTTTCACAAACCAACATCAGCATTGATCTACAAGACAGCGATCAAGAGGACAGAATGCTTGCCACGGCATTCGCTAGAAAATTCAAGGGCCTCGAAGACGGGCAAAAAGAACAGATTTCTAAGCTGCTAAATGGAGTATAAGCATGCATGCACGACAACTATCCGCAAAAGTTCGCCCACGTAGCAAAAAGAATATCCAAGAAGTAGCGCAATCTCTCAGAGATGCTCTAAGAATAACAAGCTGTAAGCTTCCGGTAATGAATATGTATGAGGCCCTGCACCATATTGACGACCTCGATCTAGAGGTCGTCGAAGATCGACAGCTTCCTTCAGATGAAGCTGTCACTTACCCAGATCTCAAAATCATTCAAGTCCGTGAATCAATTTATGACGCTGCCTATGAGGGGGACCAGCGCTCAAGATTTACTCTGGCTCATGAACTGGGGCATTACTTTCTTCACCGAAACCAGCCTCCTTCATATGCTCGTTCAAGCGGTGATTATAAAATTTATTTTGATTGTGAATGGCAAGCTGATCGTTTCGCAAGTGAGCTACTCATTGATCGCAGAAGATTTTCAGGAGATTGGTCGGTTGAAGACATCATGGAGATATTCCAGGTCAGCCAGCCAGCTGCTGAAATTGCTTTGCGGGATAAGAAAAAAGAAGAGGGAGGCCAATGATGCAGGTGCATTCATTGCCTCCCTCTTCTGCTGATTCGAAAGAATCAGCTACCAAACAAGGGCTTAATGCTGCCAGCTCTTGTACATGGTGGTTAAAGCTTTGCTTCATCTGTCTTGGCGGACGTTTGAAGTCTAGTCTTGGCCACCTTGTTCGTCAATGGCAGCGACGATCATGTAAAGGTGAACAACCATGTCGACTTCGACTAATACCATTGTAATTTACCGTCCTTATATCACTCTGAAAGGAGGCAAGCGTCTTTACGCTTGGCAAAAGGGACTCAAAGCTTTCCGCATTGAGATTCCTGCAGATAAATATCGAGGGTAGCGAAACGTCAATGAGCCGGGCCTAGCGCCCGGTTTTTTTGTACTCGAAACTCCTAAAGCGCTTTAAATCCACACCCCGCCCTAAGCCCCCGATCATGGGGGCATGACTACACACAGCCTTCACTCCAAGCCCCGCGTTGCTGTTTGCGCCCTCAGTGTGCAAACCACAAGCGACAAAACGCGCCTGATGCCTGCCGGCACCTTTCACGCACCGCGTGGGGCTGCTGAAGGCACCGGCCCTTGGCACCTCACTTCCGAAGCGGCTCAAGCGATTATCCGCTTGGCCGCTGGGCGCAGCACTGATATTGCCCTCGACTACGAACACCAAACCCTTTACGCCGAAAAGAACGGCAAGCCCGCTCCTGCATCAGGCTGGCTAGACCCGCGCTCGCTTGAATGGCGGGACGATGGCCTTTACGGCTCCATTACCTGGACTGCTGCCGCCAGTGCTGCTATCGACGCCAACGAATACCGCTACCTCTCCCCCGTTTTCCCCTACGACGCCAACGGTGTGCCGTTAGACCTGCTGCACTTGGCGTTAACCAACACCCCAGCCATTGATGAGGGCGCGGCGCAGCTTGCCGCTGCTCGGATGGCGATTACCCATGACGTCAATGATGACGACCAGGAGATCGACACCGTGAAACGTGAACAACTGATTGCCACGCTCGGGCTGGCTTCCGAGGCCACCGACGAACAGATCGACACCGCCATTGCAGCACTGAAGGCTGCCCAGGCAGATGCCGACGCCTTCCGCACTGCACTAGGTGCCAAAGACTACGCGAAGCCAGAGGAAGCCGTTGCTGCCTTGAGAGCCACCAGCACGACTGCTGCCCCGGACATGACCCAGTTCGTGCCCGTCGCCGTGTACCAAGAAACCACCCAGCAGCTAGCGGCCCTGAAAGCTAACAGCAACACCGCTGAGCTAGATGCCCTGATCAAGGAAGGCTTGGAAGATGGCCGCATCCCCGGTCAAGCCACTGCCGATTGGTTGCGCGTACAAGGCATTGCTGCCTGTAAAGCCCACCTGGATGGCGCGCCCAGCATCGCCGCACTGAAAACCACCCAGACCCAAGGCAAGCCGCCGGAAGGTAGCGAGGTGAAAGGCGACGGCAAGCTGACCGAGACAGAGCTGGCAGTGTGCAAAAGCATGGGCATCTCGCCCGAGAAGTACCGCGAAGCCAATCCCGTACCCGCTGAATAAGCAGGCTGCTCAGCGCTAACCCAACAGGCAAGAGGATCACCCCGTGACCGCTGCAACCCAAAACCGAAACACCCCGCACCGCTTAGGGCTGTCTCGCGGCCATCTGGTCGCTGCGGCTACCGAGTGTTTCGCGGGCACTATCGCCGTCATTAATGCCGATGGCTTTACCGAGCCAGGCACTACCGCCACCGGCCTGACCGCTGCCGGTGTGTTTGAGCACTACCAGGACAACACCGACGGTGCCGATGGCGACCAGGTCGTGGAAGTGAAGCGCGGCAATTTCCATTTCGCGAACTCCACCACTACCGATGCGATCACCGCCGCTGACATCGGCACGGTCTGCTACATCGTCGATAACCAGACCGTTGCCAAAACCGATGGCACCGCTACCCGCTCCCCCGCTGGCATTGTCGACGACGTCGACGATAACGGCGTGTGGGTCAACATCGACCCGACTAACGGCGTCGCCGCTAGCGCCTGATAAGGACTGATTTCATGAATCTTACTTCCGCCAATTTGAAGGTGCTGTTCCAGGCCTACAACACCAACTTCCAGCAGGGCTTTAGCTCGATGGGTGAACAGGGCGCGCTCTATGAGCAGTTCTGCACCATGGTGCCCAGCACCACCGCTGTTGAGGTTTACCCGTTCCTGAAATCACTCCCGCGCATGCGTGAGTGGCTAGGCGATCGCGTTGTCCATTCGCTGGAAGGTGCCGCGTTCAGCCTGAAGAACCGCAAGTTCGAGCTGACCGAAGGTGTTTCCCGTGACGTTATCGAAGATGACACCTACGGCCTCTATGGCCCTGTCTTTGAGGAGTTTGGTCGCTCCAGCCGCGAACACCCCAACGAACTCAGCGTTGAGGTACTGGAATCCAATCCAGAGTGCTACGACGGCCAGCCGCTGTTTGATGCCGATCACCCTGTGCTGAATGCAGCCGGTAGTGAAGTCTCGGTTTCCAACGACATGGGCGGTAGCGGTGATGCGTGGTACGTGATGGATCTTACCCGCGTGATCAAGCCGATCGTTTTCCAGCGCCGCCGCGATTACAACTTCCGCGCCATTACAGACCTGAACGACACGCAAGTGTTCATGAGTGACAACTTCATGTTCGGTGTGGATGCCCGTGTGAATGCTGGCCCTGGTTTGTGGCAGCTCGCGGTGCGCTCTCGCCAGCCGTTTAACGCCGAAAACTATGAACTGGCACGCCAGGCCTTACAGAAGATGAAAGGCGACCATGGCCGCCCGCTGGCACTGCGTCACAGCCACACCATGGTGCCGAACTCCATGGAAGGTGCTGCCCGTGCCGTGCTGCAAAACCAGCTCACCACTGGCGGTGAAACCAACAAATGGGCGAACACCTCGACACTGGTGCTTAACCCCTGGTTAACCAGCGCTTAACGGCACGTTAAAAGCGGATTTGTTAAAAGCGCATTCGCAGTGCCTGCCCCGGCGGGCACTGCGCAACGGAGAGCACCACCATGACCACACGTAGCAAACAGAGCGCTGCTGCCAAAGCCAAGAAGGAAGCCCAGGTGAGCGCAGAAGCGACTGAGGCCAAAGACGCGGCGGTAACGGAAGCGAAAGCCGATGCAGTAGCGCCTAACGCTGAGCAGGAAGCCCAGACGAGCGCAGAAGCGGCAACAACAGCGGTAGCGCCTGAGGCCAAAGCCGAGCCGGTACCGAAATCGACCCAGCCGACCGAGATCAAGGGCGACACCGTCACGGGCGATGGCACCGGCAAAGCACTACCACCGATGGATGAACTCCCTGGTGTTTTCGTGCGTACAAAGCGCCGGATTAAAAGCCGCCGCCGCGCAGGCTTCCGCTTCAATCGGGAAGGTACCGGTATTGCGCTGGAGCTGCTGAGCGAAGAGCAGCTGAAGCAACTGCGCGAAGACCCGGCATTGGAAGTTAAAGACTGCACCTTCCCGCTGAATGAAGCGACCAGCGAGCCGGAGGCCTAACCGATGCCGTATTGCACGCAAGCGGATCTCATCGAGCGGTTTGGTGAAGCCGAGCTGCTCGCGCTCGCCCGCGATGAAACGGGCACGGCCATTGATACCGCTGTTGTTGAGCGTGCCTGTGACGACGCCAGCGGCGAGATCGACGGCTATGTGAGCGCAGCCGGTTACACCGTGCCGCTCGCGAACGTAACTCGCATCATCACAGCCTATGCGTGCGATATCGCCCGGTACCGACTCTATGACGAACACGCCAGTGAGCAGGTACAGAAGCGCTACGACGATGCGGTGAAGTTTCTGGTTCGCGTTGCCAACGGCACCGTCAAGCTCGGCATATCGACCGGCTCAGCAGCAAGCAGCGTCGGTAACGTGCAGATGAACGTAAGTCGTCGTGTGTTTTCCGGCGGCGGTTTTTAAGGAGATGGCCATGAGTGCCAAACAGACCACTAAAGCAGCGGCTGAGAAAAGCGCTGATAAAGACGCGCCACCACCACGGCCCCGTGAGGCAGTGCCGGTGCGCGTGAAGACCAAATCACCAGGCGTAAAGCGCCAGGTGTGCGGGGTCATTTTCGAGAACGCCTGGAAGTACCTAACGCTAGATGATCGCGGCAGCGCTTACAAAGCCATTACCCGCGACCCCGCGATGGTGATGGAGAAGGCAACACCGCCACCGAAGGCAGTGGTCACTGAAGAGCCGACAGGCAAAGAGGCCAAGTAATGCTCTCGCTCACGCCATGGCTTGAACGGTTAAACGCTCTGGGCGGCCCGGTGGTGCAGCTAGCCGCCGATGTGGACGCTGCCCAAAACGCCAAGCAGAACCCGAGCCGAATGCTGGTGCTAGGGCGTGACACCGTCACACACCATGACATGAGCAACGGCGCCGACCACGTGGTGAAGCCCGAGGTGCTGCTCGTCACCGGTATTCAACGTCGCAACTTGCCGCTGGGCAATACCGACGATGAGCTGACGCTACTGCGCAAGCCAATGCTGAACAGCTTGATCAACTGGTTACCAGAAGACTGCGATAGCGCCATTAAGTGGCAGCGCGGCCAAATTCTAGCCCTCAAATCACACGCCCTTTTCTGGGTCGACGTATTTACCACTGAATACCGGTGGTAGGAGAACGAACCGTGAGCATGAAAGAAAACCGCCGGGCGCTCATCGTCGCCCTGGAATCTGAATACAACGACGGCACCACCACACCGGCAGCGGCCAGTGATGCTGTTCTGGCGCGTGAAATTACCACCACCCCACTGGCCGGTAACAACATCGAGCGCAACTTCGTGCGTCCTTACTACGGCAACTCACCTCAAGCCCCTGGTGAAAAGCATATTCAAGTGGTGGTTGAAGTTGAGCTGAACACCAGTGGTGAGCTTGGCACCCCGCCGCCGTGGGGCAAGATGCTGCGCGCTTGTGGCTGGAGTGAAGTGATTGAAGTGGATGAGCGGGTTATCTATAGCCCGGTCTCCGATGACGAAGACTCGTGTGTGTTCTTCGCCCACATGGACGGCAACCTCCATAAAGGGCGCGGCGCCCATGGCACGCCAGAGTTCACGCTCAACGGTAACGGCATTCCGGTGATTCGCTTCACGCTTTATGGCTTGGTTAGCCCGGTCACCGCAGCGGAGTTGCCGAGCGTCACGTTGACCCAGTGGCGTAAAGCCCTGGTGGTTAACAGCACGAATACCGAGAACATGAGCCTCTATGGTGTCACCGCTCCTTTCAGCCAATTCTCTCTAAACATGAGTGGCCAAGTGGAGCACATGTCCGAGGTCGTTGGAGGCGCAGATATCGAGATCACGGGTCGTGGCCCGTCAGGCACCGTGCAGATCGAAGATCCCGGCGTCGGCGTGAAGGATTACTTTGCGATTCACCAGAACGCTGAAACCGGCGCACTCAAGCTGACCCACGGCAAAGCGCCCGCCGACCCTGCTGAAATGATCACGTTTTACATGCCAGCCATCGGTATCGAACAGCCGACGTATAGCGCGGTGAAAGGCAAGCAAATGCTGACGATCAACTACATGCCCGAGCCGATCGACGGTAACGATGAAGTGAAAATCGTTGTTGGTACGCCGTTAGTCGAAACCCCTTAGCCAGCAATTAACCAGCGGTTAAACAGCCTTTAACGAACCGTTATCACTAGGAGAACTACCCGTGTCCACCATGTATACCGTCAACGTAAAACGCACTTACAAATATCCCGTCCCACTCACCGTGTATGACGAAAACGGCAAAGAGAACAGCGGTAAATTCAAGGCCACCTTCAAAGTGAAGCCGCAGGATGAGCTGAACAGCTTGCCTGCTGGCACGCTGCTGCTCGATGAAGTGTTGAAAGGCGTAGAAGACATTTGCCTAACCGATGACGAAGGCAATGAGCTGAAAGGTGATGACTTGCTGCACGCCGCCAAAAACGATCCGGCGATCAGCGTCGCACTGATCTCTGCTTATAACGAGTCCATCTCAAAAAAGAACCGTCCGCGAATCTGATCGAAGCCGGTAAATGGTGGGCGGGTGCCTGTTACAGCAAGCCCAGCCTGGTCAAGGAAGACCTAGCTGCCCTGGGTATCAACTTAGGCGGAGAGCTTGCCGAAGAGGCCGAGGCAGCCGAAGCAGTGCCGGATCTGTTCGATGTACTGCCAGAGAACTGGGACGCCGTGCAGATCTTCCTGCGTTGCTGCTGCCAGTGGCGATACAGGGCCATGGATGGCCAACGTGAGGCCCTAGATGTGCAAGCAGTGATCAGCGTCATCAGCCTCTATCAGCTTCCCCCAGAGCAACAGCTTGAGCGGCTGGATCAAGTGCAGCTTATCGAACTTGGCGCGATTAACTTCATGAACCAACCCCGCAACTAAACGTTAGAAGGAAACACCGTGGCGAACAATCTAACGCTTAGCGTCACCCTCACTGGCGATAACCGCCAGCTTTCGGGCACCCTTAAGGATGCCCAGGGTGACGTGCGGGAATTCAGCACCACGACGGAGCGTGAAAGCAAAAAGGCCGAAACCGCATTAGAAAAGCCGGGGCGCCAGGCTGCCACCGTTTCTGATCACCTCCGCGACACCCAGCGTGAAGCGCGCACCTTTGGTACCGAAACAGACCGCAGTAGCCGCCAAGCCAGCCGTGCATTGGCTCAGACCGGCGAGCAAGCACAAACGGTCACTGGTCACCTGGATCAAATGCGTGGTGTCGCAGTTGCTGTTGGCGTTGCAATGGCCACCATGGGTGTTCGTGAATTTGTCGCAGACACCTATGCGGCTGTTAGCAGCTCACAACAGCTTCAGGCATCACTTAAAACCGTCACGGGCTCTATTGAGAACGCCTCGACGGCTTGGAATACGCTGTTAGGCTTTGCCGCAGAAACACCCTTCACGCTGGATCAATCGGTTCAAGCATTTATCCGTATGCAGTCACTAGGGTTAAACCCTAGCCTGGAAGCGCTGCGATCTTACGGCAACACCGCCTCTGCCATGGGCAAAGACATGATGCAGATGGTCGAGGCTGTAGCGGATGCCACGACAGGAGAATTTGAACGCCTTAAAGAGTTTGGTATTCGTGCCAGCAAAGAAGGTGAACAAATATCGTTCACCTTCCAGGGCGTGACGACCACCGTAGCCAATAGCGCTAACGCCATCAGCCAGTACCTGCAACAGATCGGTGAAAACCAGTTCGCGGGTGCCATGGGCGACCAGATGGACACGCTTAGCGGCAAGGCATCCAACCTGGAAGATACCGTCTACCAGTTCTATCTGGCCATTGGTGAAGCCGGGGCTACCGAAGTATTTGAGAGCACCCTCGCCAACGCCAGTAATACCGTTCAGTTCCTGACCGACAACATCGACACGCTGGCGTCTGGTGCAGAAATCATGGCGGTGCTGATTGGTGGGCGCGTAGTTGTTGCCCTGGCCAACGTCACCGCTGCCAAGTTAGCAGCTACACAACAGACGATTGCGTACCAGCTCGCGTTGGCACGCATGGCAGGTGTATCTGGTACCGCTGCCGCCGCGCAAACGGCATTGGCAGGGGCTACTCGCGCTGCCTCTGGCGCCATGACGTTGCTTGGCGGGCCAGTTGGTCTATTGGTAGGTGCTGGTGGATTGATGTACATGTTCCGCGAGGAACTGGGCTTGGTGCGCGACGCCGCCGAGCCAACCACCCAACGTATCGACAACCTTACCGATGCCCTTAATCGCAATAGCGTTGCCGCTGTTGAAGCGGGCATCGTTAACATGGCATCCGAGTACTTTGTGCTTGGGCAGCGCGCAGCAGCCGCCACCGCTGAAATTGAGAAGCTAACCACCGCCCAGGACAATGATCGCCAAGGCGCTCAGGCACGTTTGCAGAACAATATGCGCTTGCGTGATATGCGCGAAGAGTTGGCACAGATTACAACTGAGCAGGAAGCGGCGGGTAAAGGCGCTGATGAGCTGCGCCAGGTGCTTAGTGGTCTGGGTGAAACAGTTGTCGAAACCACCAATTCCACCACTGAATTAGGCACCACCAGTGAGACAACAGCGGCTAAAGCCAGCGAGCTGACTAAGGCCACCGAAGCACAAGCCGACGCCCTAGAGGAACTCCACAACCGCCTGCGCCCTGGCCGCCGCGAAGTGGTCCAGCTAGCCGACGACATGCGCACGCTAACGCTGGCCATCGCTACCGGCACCGGCAACGTCGGCCAAAATATTCAGATGATGGGCTTGCTACAGCAGCAGTACATCGAAGCCCAGAACGATACCGACGACCTTGCCGCTAAGACGGTAGACGCCGCCTTCACCATGGAAGGCGCCTTTGATGAGCTACGCCTTAACGGCCTGCGTCGCCTTGACGACGGCTTTGCGGATCTTTGGCAGTCAGCCATAGATGGCAGTCAGAACGCTGGCGACATCATGAAGCGTGCGTTGGATCAAACGCTGGCCGAAATGGCCCACATGGCCATCACCCGCCCGATCATCGTAGAGCTGCAAGGCATGATGGGCATGGGCGGCGGCACTGCCGCCAATGGCCAGCAATCCGGCATGTCGCTCCAAAGCATCAACCCTCAAACACTGCAAAGCGGTTGGGATACTGTAAGCGGCTGGTTCAAAGGCGGCGCTTCCGCTGGCAGTGCCCCTGTTAGCTACGGTGGTACGGGGTTCGCCTCTCAAGTGTCGACCGGCGGTTATAGCGGCTGGGCGGGTAATGCTTCAGGCGCTGCCGCCCAGGGCACCGGCTTTATGGCCAACGCTGGCAGCATGATGCAGACAGCGGGCGTTACCTACGCGGGCTATCAATTCGGGAACATGGCAGGCGACGCAATAAGTGGGGCCTTAACAGACAAACAGGCGCAATCAAGCTGGGGTCAAGACATCGGCGCTGCGGTTGGCACTTACTTTTTGCCCGGAATAGGCACAGGCATTGGCGCGGCTATCGGTAACGTGGTCGATAGCGTCTTTGGGTCTAATTCAGCGGTCTACAAGGGCAAAGTAGCCACGGTCGATGAGTCCATCCTCAATGTCGATAACGTAAACCAAAAAATAGCCGAGCTTGGTGATGCCGCCGCCGGTGATTTTTTTGGCATTACGGATACCGGGTCAAACCTACGGAAAGACCTCGGCCGTGCGCGGGAAGGAAGTTACTTCGAGGGCGGCAATAATGAGGAGTACTACGAGCTAAGCGCGTTTGGAGCTGTCGGGTTTAAAGACCGGCACACCCGCGATCTGGGCAAAGGTGGCGAGGACGGCTGGTGGGATGAGGTTACCCAAGGCGCCGCCCAGATCGACAACATGGTAGCCGCCCTGGCTCGTGGCGAAGATGAATTTGAAGCCATGAAAACGGCGGTTCAGGCCGTCGAGGTCTACAGCGAAAACGCCCAAGATCTGGTCGATGCGTTCACGCAAACCCGCCCAATGGCGGCCATCGACGCCATGACCAGTGAGTACGGCCAATTCGTGCAAGCGCTGGACGGATCCGTTGAGGAGATCGTCACCCGCGCCCAGCAAGGCGCGAGTATCTTGGCGCAGGCGGAAAGCATTAATGACCTGATCGGTGATGAAGTCATGGGCCGTCTGCAAGGCATTTCCGGCAGCGGTGAGTTTGATCAAATCGCCGCCGGTCTGGAAATGTCGGTGCAGTCCGTCTCGCTGCTGATGGGCAGTATTGACCGCTTAAATCTACAATTCGACGAAACCGCCGAAGGTGCGTTAGATGCAGCGGGCAATATCGCCCAATGGGTGGGTGGCGTACAAAACCTAGCCGCGATCAATCAGAGCTACTACGAAGCCGCCTTCTCAGAAACTGAGCGCCTCTCAAACGCGCAAACGGACCTACTCGCCTCGCTTTCCAGTGTGACCGACGAAGCCCCTCGCACCGTGGCAGAGCTGCGGGCGATTGTTGAAGCGCAAAGCCTGAATGGCGAAGCGTCACAGCAGCTCGCCTATGACCTGATGGCCCTTGCTCCGGCGTTAAAAGAAACCAACGCCGCCGTGCGCGATGCAATCGAGCAGCAGTACCAAGAAAGCCTAGGCCGTACCCCTGAAAGCGGCGGTATGGATTACTGGTTTAATCAAGTCGCAAGCGGATCAGCAACGTTAGAGCGTGCCCTATCAGCGATCGCCGCCAGTTCAGAAGCCGCCTCATTTGCCGCTGATGACGCCGCTGATAGCGTGGATACCATGGCGGATGCACTGCGAGCCCAAGAGCAACTAGAAAAGCAACTGCTGCAGGCGCAGGGCAATACGGACGCGCTACGTCAGCTCGAAATTGACCGGCTGAGTGAGCTGGAAAATGCCGAGATCGACAATCTCACTGCCTTGCAAACACGTGTCTGGAATATTGATTACGAAAAAGACGCCATGCAAGCGGCTGAGCAAGCCCAGCAAGCGCGCATCAGTGCTCTGCAGCAAGAAACCCGCGCCATGATGAGTGCCGGGCAAAATATCCGGCAGTTTGTCGAAGATTTGCAGAATACCGGCGGTGCGGGCGTCTCCCCGGAAACGGCGTATCAGAATGCTGAAGAGTCGTTCTTAGCGGCCATCTCCACCATCTATACGTCAGACGACGACGCCTTGGTGCAAGACACCATCAGTGGCATTACCGGCATCGCCCAACAGTACCTGGCAGCGGCAGAGAGTTACGGCGCAAGCGGTGATGTTTACCAGCAAGCGCTGGGGTTGGTAGAAGGCAGCTTGGATGATCTCGCAGGCCGTTTGGGCAGCGATGAGCTAACCGATATCGATCCGCAGCTGCAAGCGATGATTGATCAGCTCCAAACCGTGGCAGGAAATACCGGCCTGTCAGGCCCGCTTGCCAAGCAGGTGCCCTTGGCACAGACATTTAGCGAGTTCTTCGGCGGCAATGGCTCGCAGAACTATATGTACCGGCAGCTGGGCGCGCTCGCGGGCATTGAGGCGGCTATCCGTGAAACCGTCGCGCAGCAAGTTGAAGAGAGCACACCGCAAGGTAGAACTATCTCCGTCAGCCAAGCGGCGTCCGCGTTACGGGGCACCGGTAACGATCAACTGGAATATCTGTTTAGAAGCTCAGCGGGGGCTGCTACGTGGGCGGGCAATATGGAGGTCAACCTCGGCGAGACATTGAACGGTGAGCAGAATAGCCTCACCAGCACTGTTACAGCGAGCATGATCGCGAATGCCCTGGATTTTGATGAAGAACGCTACTTCACCCTGAATGAAGACGTTGCCGCTGCCGTGGCACGCGGGGAATTTAAATCAGGACTACATCACTTTGTAAGCCACGGCTTGCAGGAAGGGCGCCAGTTCTATGAGGGCGGCTACACCGGCCCCGGTGGCAAGTACGAACCGGCGGGCATCGTTCACGCGGGCGAGGTCGTTTGGAGTCAGGACGACATTTCCCGCTTCGGTGGTGTGGGCGCTGTTGAGTCGCTGCGTACCGGCTCGCGTCAGCTCCCCATGCCCAACCGACCCCTACCGCAATTCCCTGCCTTGGGGCAAAACGACGTGGCCGAAGTGCTGCGGGATCTCAAGCGCGAAGTGTCCGAGCTGCGCAAAGAAAACGCTCGCCTGCTGGGGGATAGCAACAGGCACCTGACCGCAGCCAACGTTCAGCGCGGCGCGGCGGCCACTCAGCAGATCGCGGCCATCGATCGTAGCAATAAGTTCCTAAAACGCATGGAAGACGACAAGCGATTGGAGGCGGCCAAACAATGACATGGACGCTGACGATTCAAGCTCGCGACGAAGAGAACCAGCCGCAAACGCTGCGCTTTAGCCAGGGTATTTATCTGGACGAAGACGACAACTTCTATAACCCCTGCATTCAGCAGCCGGGGCTCTATGAGGCGGGTCTCTACGCTGGCCAGCTGCTCAACCAAAGCCGATCAGGGTTCGGTGAAACCACGCTGCTGAACGATGACGGCAGGCTGGACTACCTGGCTGACTACGCGGTGGATGGCCGTGAGATGGTGCTGGCGTTTAACGGCGTGCCGCAAGTCATCGGCACGGTGGCACGCCTGGCGTTTTCTGACACTGAGGTATCGGTGGTACTTCGCGACCCGCTGGAGCCGATGCGTTCCCCCCACCCCATGGGCACCTATGCAGGCGATAATGTCCTGCCCAATGGGCTAGAAGGCACGCAAGACGACATCGCAGGCGAGCCTAAGCCTTTGGTGTTTGGCCAAGCGCGCAACGCTCAGCCCGTGCAAGTCAATACATCGCTACTCATCTACCAGGTGTCGTCGCTGGCGGACTGCACTATTCAAGCGGTTTACGACAGAGGCGTGGCGCTAACGGATGGCGGCACCTACGCCAGCCTGGCTGAGCTACAAAGCACCGCACCTGCTGCTGGCCAATGGCGCGCCTACCAGGGTTATTTCCGCCTGGGCAGCACAGCCACCGGCACCGTTACGGTGGATGCCGAGCAAAGCGACCCGCGTGCCGGGGCCGTTGCCCAGGCGCTGGCAACGGCGCGGGGTTACACCCTGCATGAAGACGACGTGGACACCCTCAACGCCTACGGTGCGGTGCGCTTCTACCTCACCAGTGAAACCAACACG